TACTGTGCCGCCTTCATCCATGAGTCCACCGTCCTCAAAAAGTTCCATTTGCTTTTCAATAGCCATGCCACCCTCGTTCATTAAAGTATTACTTCGTTCTTGCGCAGCCTCAAGTGCTTCTTCTAAAGTATCATGCCTACTTGTAGGTTTAATTTTACCATCCAGTAGCATTTGTCTAACTTCATCTTCACTATAGCGTATTCCATCGTGTATAGATGGAGCATTTACATATGAATTGTCGTCAAATTTTATCGTAACTGATTTTTCGGAAACATTTTCACCTTCAGGCGTAATATAGACGTCTCGTCCTGCTGAAGTAGTTTTACCTGTTTTCTTTCCTACTTTTTCAGCCATTGACTTCATCCCTAAGTTGCTTTAGTCTGCGTAGCACTGCAATTGCACCTTGCTGTCTGTGCAACGCAATAACGTCTGTTGATTGTTCCATTACTTTATGATGCTGATTAATCATATCATCTAAGTAATTATTGAACGCCTCCCATTGGTGGTTGTTGCCCACCAGCGGCTTGAGTTTGCTCAATATTTGCTGCTTGTCCATTTGCACTAAATCCTTGTTCACCCGGCAAAGGAGCCTGTCCTACGCCTATATTGCCGCCACCTGCACCTGAAGTATCCATAGCGTCTGCACCTGCTGGTGCTTGCTGTCCTTCAGGAATAGGTGCTTGGAAGCCTTTCATAATTTCTGCTTGCAAGGCGGCTTCATCCATATTATTGGTTACTTTGTCGGGGTCCAAGTCCATTGACTTCGCAATCTCACGAATGATATATTGAAACTTGGCAAAGGGAGCAAGTGCTGGATTACTTGCAACTTGCAAGAATTGCATCAAGCGTTGGCTACGTACTTCGTTAGCCATAAGACTTTCTGTTCCACGTGCCTTAACCTCAAGATCACCTTTAATCTCAGGATCAAAGTCAAATTGCATATTGAAACGGAAAAATCCTTCACCAAGAGGGCGAAGCAAATAATCGTCTACGTTTTTAATAACTGTCTTTGTTCCACCAGCAGCGGCACCCATAAGCATTGAGATACCACTAGCCGTCCGACCAACACCAGATACGCCAGTTTGCCCGTGCGCAAATGATGGGAAGCCAGTGCTTTCATCTGCAAGGACACGTGCTTTATCAAACAGCATCATGTTCTCGCTAGATACGTTAGGGAACTTAGTTCCAAAGATAGCTTGACCCGGCGCACCGCCTTGTCTACGGAATATCTTGCCCGGATAAAGCGATAGGTCTTGACCCGGAACCAAGTTAGTCTCGTCAACTTCAACGATAAGATTACCCGATAATACCGCATTATCTACTGCCATACGCATAAATCCATTCATCAGCGTCTGCGTATCGTCCATATTTTCTGCAATACCTACGCCAAAGAATGAATATGGGTTCAACTCATATGGTGCGGCATGATATGGAATTTTAGCGGGTTTAAATGGGTTAAGAACCATGCGAAGTAGTTTATTATTACAAATCCACACATTCGCTTGCAACTCATCGAAGTCACGAAGTTCTTTTGGAATATCTACGCCTTGCTCTTCGAGCATCTCTGTATCAACCATACCCCAATATTCAAGGACTTCAAATCGGTCAATACCATGTTCAGGAGCATAGTCAGAGAGATCATCTTCCCAATACTTTTTGGTATAGTTTTCTCCCATACGAATAGCTTCGTCAATAACTTGGCTACGGAAATAAGGACGTTTTTTCAACCCACGCAACTGAGAACGAGACATTTTGTGACGCTCAATTACAAACTGCGCTTCGTCCATGTTGTTTGCATCGGGGTCTGGATAAAAGTTCCAAACGGATACGTGTTCAACTTGAGGTACAGTTTTCAAGACAGGATCATAATCACCGTCTTCGTTCCAGTTTGGATACTCCTTATCTGAAGCAAATGGACCTTTCATTACGCCAGTGCCAAAAAGAGCCATTTCAAATGCAGAGTTTCGTAGATGTTTAGTTGCACCAGATTCTTCAAGCTGATCGTGAATTTTCTTTTGCATCTTTTTAGCCGCAATCATTGCTGGGCTAAATGTAATTGCGGTTGGAGTTTTACCCGGACCTTCTTTTAGTTTATCTTCTACAGGCTCAAGTTTATTAGCCATGTTACCAAGGCGATCCATAAGAGACTGTGCTGTAGCACCCGGAGGTAGGTCTTGTCCATCGCCAGCAAAGCCATATGGACTACTTAGCATAGTCTCACCACGAAGTTGCTCTGGTTCTTTAGGATCAAAGTGTACGTCAGAAACTACACCTTCTGGGAGTTCCGTTGGCTCAATAGAAAGCGGAAAACGATGATTGGCAAACAGCACATCTACGATCTGACCGTATGCAGCAAGTGTTTTTGTTTTAGTTACTTTGATAAATACGCGAGACTTTTCGGCTTCAGTAAATTGAACATCAGGACCATACAAACCACGATAATTGCGATATGCTTTTATCCAACGCTCTTCATCTTGATAGCGATAATCTTCTGAACGCTGAAATCGTTCCATTATAAAAGGAATGATTTTGGAAACGTCTGCATCTTCGATAGCAGTATCGTCCGTATCTTCTAACGCAATTGCGTCATCTTCAATCATGATTTCATCTTCATCCATATTATTTTTCCTTAATAACCAAAGGTTGCATCCGCTACTCGCATACCGCCACCGGGTCTGCCCACAGGATCATAGTCAAATATACTAAATCTTGGTCTGGACATTATACCATATCTTAACGCATCATACAAGTGATCTTCTGAATTAGTGTCGATGTCTTCGGGATTTTTCTTGTCCAACGGTATGGCGGGAAGTTGGGCCGTGAGGTTTGTGCAAGTATTAAAGAAAACAATTCTAGGTTCCTCTGTAAATTCATCTATCTGCAAACGTCTGTGTATCTCATTTTTACCTGCTACACGACTGCCCTTACTTCTGTCTGATGGACGCCAACGGCATCCTCGACTAATCATTTGTTCAGCAAGGCTAGGACCAGTATCGCCACGCTTATGCCAAAGAGAACTGTCAAGAACACCATACTTAATATTGCCGTCTCCTGCCTCTGCCTCTAAGATCATATCTGCCAAGTCTGTCGCCAGAACTTTTGACACGTATAGTTCTCTATATACGATAAGCTGTTCATCAGGTGCGACAGCAAACCAAACAACGCCAGACTTGCTACCATAACCATAGTCACAGGCACGAAACTTAACCCAGTTGTTAGGGATATCGTAAGGCTCAATAACATGAACACGGCGATCAAACTCAGTAAACGCCGCACCTTCTTTGATATCCCAATCCCCTTCAAGAAGCTGCCTACGCTGTTGCTCTGGGAGGGAGAGGAGCATGGCTTCATAGTCACCTGCTTCCGCAAGGTATGGATTATCAGAAAGTCTTGCGGGTATAAACCTTCGCTTAAAAAGAGGTCTTCCAGCCTTCTGATGTCCTGCTGGGTATCGTAAGACTTCTCCTGTTTCGCTGTCTGTTGCATCGAATGCCCTATTATATGGTGAGGGATCAATGAACATTTTCTTTACCCAGTGATGCCCTCTACCACCGGGGTTAGTTGTAGCCCTCATAAAGATAGGCAAGTCAGGCGCAGTGGACCGTAGACGAGAACGCATATAATTCCATGCGTAGGGTGTGGACCATTGAGTTAACTCGTCAAACCCTATCCAGCTAAATGCTAGACCCTGATAACGCAACACATCATCATCTCTGTCGAGGTATGACATCCACAACCTTGCGCCAGACGGTGCAGTCCACTGCATCTTTCTTTCTGACCATTTAATTCCGGGCCAGATTTTTGGGTACAGTTCTTGCGATTTAAAAATAAGTTCTCGCAATTCTTCTGTGGTATGGCGAAGAAGCAATCCACTGAAAGCGGGATGCCCCATGTACCTAAGAGGATCAGCCAGCATAGCGTAAGATTTACCGCCACCCGCTGAACCACCGTACAATACCTCTCGTTCACTTGCTGCAAGAAACTCAGTCTGTGGGCCGGGGTTGGGTTTAAATAATACGTTAGCGTGTTCTTCTATACTGCTAGTTTCGTATTCAGGTGCTACAGTTTCCTGTATTTCAACCGTTGGCTTTTGCGCCGGTTCTCGCTTCTTCGATTGCTTTCGCTTTGGCGATTGCCGTTTCCGCATATTCTGCCCACTTGCGGAGGCTTCTAGCTTGGTCCTTACGCTGTCGCTCATTTGCTAACCGTTTCCTTAATCCCACGTGAGATATATATCTATTTGTATTTGCACTAAGCCAATTTGCTACTTCACGATACGAATACTGATTTACGTGTTGCCTAGCTTTTTCAAGCAAATCTAATTCAATTTTTATTGGGTCAAGAATGTCGGGGTCTTCTTCGTTTTGCTTATAGCCAAATGGTACAGTCCTTGCAATGCGAGGTATCTGTACCCATTCGTTTTCTTCTTTAATGTCTGTTGGCTGTGGTAGTTTCCACTTGCCTATGCTTCGGGTCATTTGTTTTTTCGTCTATCCACAGTTGACAACACCATGCCACCTTTACGGAAGTCTTGTGTGCCTTTACTAGACTTTGTTACAGAGCCGCCTTTGTTTTTCTTTACTGTTTCAAACTTAAAAGTTACGCCAGACTCTTCTTTCTTTTGCCTTTTTGGTTTTGGCATAGGTAAATTTTTTGGCATTGGCTTACTTTTTGGCTTAGACTTTGGAAGTGTTTTTGGCGTGGTATTTGACGCACCTTCTTTTGGAGCCGTTTTTGGTTTAGGTTTTGGTCCCTGATCTTTTCTAGGATCGCTATCGCTTCCCTTTGTTCTCTCTGCTGCGGAAAGGGTTCCGTCAGCAACGGAAGAGATACCAAGCATATCATGAATAAAGTCAACGACACCGTAGGTGGCAGCACCACCAGCGGCAGCAGCACCAACACGGCGATTGATATTCTTACGCTTGTTACGCATATACTGTTGACTCTCATCCAGAATAGCACCCTTTACTTGATTATCAGAAAGATTGTCTAGTATATCTTTATCCATACCAAGTTTAGTACCCAGCTTATTAAGCTGCCGTCCAGTGGCTTGCGCCAAGAAATCTGCAAGTTTCATACCTGCTTTAATTTTGCCCATTAGTCTTCCTCCTCAACGGGTGCTTTAGGTGGCATAAGCATCACACCACCAGTTGCTTCTACCTGCATCTTCTCTGTCTTCACCAGACCTACACGGTCAAGCAGTTCTTTCGCGGCAGACATCTTATCACGAATACCAAGTTCCGTTGGATTATACAACGCACCTGTCATCGCCATCGCAGCCTTCGGCGCATTACGTGCCATATACATTTGAGTTGCCTCAAGTATCTCTTCTTTAAGACCCTTAACAATTTCGCCAGTGCTAGAAGTGTCAGCATACCCTGCCATTTTCTTGGCAGTAACCATATCACCGCCAGCTTCATCAAATAGTACAGCAAGAAATTTCTGCTGCTTCTCTGTTAATTGCCTAGCCATTTGTTTTCATCCTCTGTATAAGGCCACATATTATTTGCCTTTGTTTTGACACTTACCTACGGCCTTACAGTTGCTTGGTGTAGGGCAATTCTTACAAGGTTTAAACATTAAAATTCTCCGTTATGCATTG